CTTCGGCCAGGCCATGCAGAACGCCTTTCGATCGATGGGGGATGCGATCGTTCAGTCCCTGTCGAACATCGCCGCTGAGTGGCTGACGGACCAGCTCGTCGCGAAGGCCATGGGGAAGGCGACCGCCCAGAGCCAGATCGCCGGGAACGCGGGAGTCGCTGCAACCGCTGCCATGAGCTCGGTCGCGGCAATACCCGTCACCGGCTGGGCCATGGCGCCCGCCGTTGGCGCTGAGACCTTCGCGCTTGCCATGGGCTACATGGGTACGCTCTCCGCAGCTGGCGGCTTCGACATTCCCGCCGGCGTCAACCCCCTCACCCAGCTCCACGAGCGCGAGATGGTCCTGCCTGCCGAGCACGCCGACACGATCCGGAACCTGGAGGGGAAGGGCGGGGGCGGACAGAAGATCTACATCAGCGCCATGGACGCCCGAGGAGTCGAGCGGGTCCTCCGCCGGAACCAGGGTGCCCTGATCAAACTCGGCAACGAGGCGGCCCGGAACAATCGGAGGCGCGCATGAGCAGCCTCGTCTTCCCCGACCTGCCGGGGCTCCAGATGGCTGTGACTCGGACGGCCATCCACAAGACATCGATCCAGGAGGCCTCCAGCGGCAAGGAGCTGCGCGCCGCGCGTTGGTCATTCCCCCGGTACCGGTACGAACTGAACTTCGAAGCGCTGCGGAGCACCGCGGCCCTGCCCGAGCTCCAGACCCTGTTCGGCTTCCTGGCCCGTCATCTGGGGTCGTTCGACAGCTTCCTCTTCACAGACCCCGAGGACAACGCCGTGGCCGCGATGCCCTTCGGCGTCGGCACGGGCTCGATCCTGCAGTTCCAGTTGCAGCGCAGCATGGTCCCCTCAGGCTCTCTTCCTGCCCCCGCCTTACGCGCCTTCTGGCCCGCCAGCGGCGACGGCTACGAGCCGGTCTTCGAACTGAACGGCGCACCGCAGATCTGGGTCGATGGCGTCCTGAAGACCGCCGGGACCGAGTACTCCATCAGCAGCACGGGCCTGGCGACGTTCACCGCGGCCCCGGCCTCCGGGAAGGTCCTCACCTGGACGGGCTCCTACTACCGGCGTGTTCGCCTGGCCTCGGATGAGCAGGAGGCCGAGCGGATCGTCTACCAGATCTGGGAGGCCAAGGGCCTCGAACTGATCACGGTGAAGTGATGCGGTACGCCTCCGGTGCCCTCATCTCGCTCCTGAACGGGAACACCGCGTTTCGGATGGCGGACCTCTACACGATCACCCTCTGGGACTCCACGGTCTACCGGTGGACCGATGCTGATCTCGACCTGGTACTGGGCGGGCACACCTTCACCGCGGCCGTGGATCAGGGCACGGGGACGCCCCTCATCGAACGTGGTGGGACCCGATCCTCGATCGGCCTCGAGGTCGACACGCTCGACCTCACTCTGAAGGCCGGGCAGACCATCCAGCTCGGGGGGGTGCCGCTGGTGCGGGCCGCCCTGAACGGCACCTTCGACGGCGCCCGGGTGATCCTGGAGCGAGTCTTCATGCCGACATGGGGCGACACCAGCCCGGGCTCCGTGGTGCTCTTCGAGGGCAACGTGGCAGGCTGCGACCCCAGCTCCACCAGCGTCAAACTGACCATCAAGAGCGAACTCGAACGGCTCAACACCGTCCTGCCACGCTACCTCTACATGCCGGCCTGCGGGCACACGGTCTACTCGGCCGGGTGCGGGCTCAACAAGACGGCTTGGACCGTGACGGGCATCGTGGGCGCCGGGGCGACGGCGACCAGCGTTCCGAGCAACCGCGCCGAGGCGGGTGGCTACTTCGACCTTGGCGTGATGGTCTTCACCTCGGGGCCCGCACTGGGATCGAGGCGTGGCGTCCGGGCTTACGCCGGGGGACTCTTCGTGCCCAGCATCCCTCTGCCGGTCGCTCCCCAGCCTGGCGACACTTTCACCGTCTGCCCTGGATGCGACCACAGCCTGGGGGCGAAGGGCTGCGGGAAGTTCTCGAACCAGACCCGGTTCCGCGGGTTTCCCTACGTGCCCCGCCCGGAGACCACGCGATGACCGCCGAGGCCCGCTCCCGCGTCGTCCAAGAGGCTCGCTCCTGGCTGGGGACGCCCTACCACCATGCCGCCCGGGTGCGGGGCGCAGGCGTGGACTGTGGCCAGCTGGTGGCAGCCGTCTACGAGGCCGCAGGCGTCGTTCCTCCTGTCGAGATCGCGCCCTATCCCTCCGACTGGAACTTGCACCGCGGCGCCGAGCTCTACCTGGACGTCGTCCAGCAACACGCGCGGGAGATCGATGCCCCTCAGCCGGGGGACCTGGCTGTCTGGAGGTTCGCCCGGGCTTTCAGCCACGGGGCAGTCGTCATCGCGTGGCCGGTGATCATCCACGCCTACTTCGGCCTGGGTGTGATCCAGGAGGACGCTGCCGCGAACCAGAACCTCGCGGGCCGCCCGGTTCGTTTCTTCTCTCCCTGGGAGGCGTGATGGGTGGCGTGTTCGGTGGTGGGAAGACCACGCACATTACGGCCCAGCGGCTCTCAGGGATCCAGCTGCAGACGAGCTCCTATGGCGGTCCGGTTGCCATCGTGATCGGGACCCAGCGGGTTCCGGCGAACCTGCTGGACTATGCCGACTTCACCGCCATCCCGCACACGACGTCGAGCGGAGGAGGCGGAGGAGGTTCAGGTGGCGGGGGCGGGAAGACCAAGCAGACGACCTACACCTACACGGTGGCCTGCATCCTCGCGATCTGCGAGGGGCCCGTGGCCCTCGGAAAGGTCTGGGCGGACAAGGACATCACCACCACAGCCCGTCTCGGGTTCACCGTCCACACCGGAACGCGCAGCCAAGCCCCGGACAGCTGGTGGAGTGCGGCGCATCCGGACCGGGCCCTGGGCTATGGCGGGACCTGCTACGTTAGCCATCCGGCCCTGGACCTCGGCGACACCGGCGTCCTGAAGAACCACTCCTTCGAGGTGACGGGCTACCTGGCCATCCCCGCCGGAACGCCTGGCTCCCCGGACGCGCACCCTGCGGACATCATCCCCTTCCTGTTGACCGACCCCTACGTGTCCCCCGGCTGGGACCCCGCCCGGATTGGGGATCTTAGCACCGGCGCGGATTCCTTCCGGACCTACTGCACGGCCTGCGGATTCTGGCTCTCGCTCGCGATCAACGATCAGAAGGCCGTCTCTGAGCATCTCCAGGCGATCCTCGAGGCGACGAACTCCGAGGCGGTCTGGACCTCCGGCCCCGCCGGGATGGTCCTCAAGGTGATCCCCTACGGCGACCAGCCGGTGAGCGGGAATGGCGCCAGCTTCCAGCCGAACACGACGCCCGTCTACGACCTCGACCCGGACGACTTCATGCCGGCGGACGGTGAGGATCCTGTCCAGGTCGAGATCGTCAGTCTGGCCGACAGCTTCAACGTCATGCCTGTGGAGTTCCTCGACCGCGACCTGGAATACAACACCAACGTCGCCGAGGACCCCGACCAGGTCGACGTCGACACCTTCGGCGAGCGGCGCGATGGGGCCAAGGCTCTGCACTGCATCACCCGGGCAAGCGTGGCGACGCAGATCTCCGGCATCCGGGCGCGTCGGTCCACGAACTGCCGGGCGAAATACAGGTTCCGCCTCGGCTGGCGCTACATCCTGCTCGAGCGCATGGACCTGGTCACCCTCACCGAGCCCCTGCTGGGGCTGGACCACAAGCCCGTCCGCATCCTCTCGATCGAGGAAGACGACGAGGGCTACCTCAGCTTCGAGGCCGAGGAGTGGCCCTTCGGCGTGGCCACCGCGACCCGCTTCGACAACCAGGCGAACGACGGGACGGTAATCGATACCGATGCGGATCCCGGGCTGGCCTTCGGGCCGGTGGTCTGGGAGTCGCCTGCGACCCTCTCCGGAGGCGAACGCCAGTTGATTCTGACGGCCTCCGGAGGCCCCCTCTGGGGCGGGTGCGACGTGTGGGTCTCCGAGGACAATGCGACGTATTCGCGCGTCGGATCGGTCTTCACGCCTGGGAGGCACGGCGAACTGATCGCGGACCTCCCGACCGGGGGCGACCCGGATGAAACGAACACCTTGAAAGTCCGGCTCGATGATGTGCGCGGCCAGCTGATGAGCGTCTCGAAGTCACTCCGCGACGACCTGCAGACCCTCTCCTGGGTGGAGGGCGAGCTCCTCGCCTACCAGAACGCGACCCTGACGGGCCCGGGGACCTACGACCTGAGCAGCCTGCGGCGGGGAGCCTACGGGAGCCTCATCGCGGCGCATCCAACGGGGGCAAGGTTCGCAAGGGTCGACGAAACCTGCCTCACAGTGAAAGTCGCCACGACCCGCAAGGGCAACGTCTGGATCAAGCTCCAGAGCTGGAACATCTGGGGCGGGGGAATGCAGGATCTGGACGCCCTGCCGACGTTCCTCTACCAGCTGGGGGACGGGGTCTCTCTGGCCGGGGCGACTATCCAGAACCTCACGACGGTGTACAAGTCGGATCGCCTCTACCTCCACTGGGATGCGCTCGCGATCAAGGGCATCGCCTACGAGATCCGCAAGGGGTCCACCTGGGAATCAGCCCAGACCCTCGGCGTGATCTCCCCAAACGAGATCCTTGCGCAGGGCGATGGGCTGTACTGGGTGGCTGCCCGACTGGATACGGCCGCCGGACAACCCGAGAGCGTGCTTGTCTCGGGAGCGGCCCTGCTCCAGAACGTGGTCGCCACCTGGGATGAAGCGGCCACGGGGTGGCTTGGCAACAAGACCGCCCACATGGGAGTCGGGACCGGAGGCGTTCTTGAGCTCGCGGGGGCGGGCAACGTCGATACGATTCCGAACGTCGACCTGGTTTCGAATGTGGACTTCTGCGGCGGCGTGGCTCCATCGGGCTTCTACGAAATCCCGGCCTCGCACATCGTCGACATTGGGGCTGCACAACCCTGTGGCTTGTCGGCGAGCTGGGTCTACGCAGCTGGCGACCTCAATGACAACGTCGACCTTATCCCGAACGTCGACCTTATCCCGAACGTCGACGGCAACGTTGTGGGCCTGACCGAGTGCAAGGTCCTGCTGGCTGTTGCACTGGATGATGGCGTGTTCGGCGACTGGCAGCCGTTCGTCTCCGGGGTGAAGGTGGGGCGAAAGTTCAAGACCGGGATCCAGTTGACCAGCCTCGATCCAAGCGTCTTTCCGATCGTGAGCACATTCCGGTGGACCGTGGACATGCCCGACCGCTCCGAAAAGTTCACCGGCCTTTCGGTAGGAACGGGCGGCACAACGCAGGTGTTCGGGACCCGATTCCAGATCCTTCCCAACCCGCAGATCACCATCCGCGATGCCCAGAGCGGAGACGCCTGGGTGATGGATTCCCTCAGCCTCACGGGCTGGTCCGGCCACGTAGTCAACGGCGGCAGCAATGTCGCTCGAACCATCGACGCACTCTTCATCGCCTACTAGGAGGCCTGCATGCCACTCACGATTCCCCAGGTCGCACCGAATGTGGACGGCCTCACGCAGCGCACGGGGTTCAACGCCGCGATCACTCAGATCTACCAGAACATGGTCGACCAGGCCGCGGTGGCCTTCACAACCGGGGGCACCGCGCCCGCGTTTACGCTCACCCCGACACCAGCGCTGGCTGCGTACGTAGACGGCATCGAATTCGAGATCAAGGTCCACGCCAACGGGACTCTCGGCTCGAACACGCTCAATATCAGCGGGCTCGGTGCCAAGAATGTGAAGCAGTATGCTGCAAGCGGATCGAAGGTCCCCGCCGATCTGCGCTCAGGGATGATCACCAAGGCCCGATACGATGGCACGGACGTGGTGATTCTGAATCCACTGACTGCCAGGAGCGACGGACCGACGATCTACTATCGCGCTTCGGCTCCCGGGAATAGCGCGAATATCACGATATCTTGTGATCGCGTGACGGTGAGGGACACGAGCGGCAGTCTGCTCGAGCTTACGAGCGTCAGCCTCACGCTGAACACGTCCACCACGGGGGCAAACGGACTGGATACCGGCACACTCACGGCCTCGACCTGGTATTACAAATTCGTCATTTACAATCCGACGACGGGGACCACGGCGGCGCTCTGTTCCTTGTCCGCCACCAGCCCGACCCTTCCGAGCGGCTACACCCATTTCAAGCGCACGGGCGCATTCCGGACAGATGGGACGGCGAACAAGTACCCATTCTCCGGGAAATGGACGGACAGCCGTTTCGAGTACGTGCTGGGCGGCGCGAACCTTCTCGATTTCCTCACCATCGCCACCGGGACCTGGGGCTCCTGGACCGCCGCAAGCGTCTCGAACGTCGTCCCGCCTACCGCGCCGATCATCGGCGTCACACTCTACTGCTATCTCGCCAGTAACGGTGGTGCGTGTGCCCCCAACAGTTCGTATGGATACACAAACGCCTCCACAAAGCAGCCCCCACTGGCTATACACAACATTTCTGGTACTGCTTGCTGGTTTCAGCAGACAGGCTGGATCGAGCTTCAGACCACCAACCTCTACTTCCAGGCGACCGGTTCCACCACGGGCATGTGCATCGGCTGGATTGACAGCCTCTAGGGAGTCGGCCCTGAATAAGGCTGAAGCATAGATTTAGCAGATATTTACGGGAACTTTTCGACTATCTGGTACACCAGGAACTGAGGAAGAACCTCGTGTTTCTGGTGTACGGA